TCAAATTACTAAACTTGCAGGTGACACTATCCGTACGACTCGCGGAGAAGGTCAAGTCGGCTATCAGATTATGTCCTTCATGAGTGACCTTCCTGGAGGCGCAGTTTCTCAAGTTGTTGTCGATCAAAACATGCCGAAAGATCGTGCGGTATTGCTTAACCTCGATAACATCAAAGCTCGCTATATTGACACAATTTACGACCAAGATGCTACAGATCCAGGCGCTGACTACTTCGCGCGTGTGATCCGTGGCGAACTTGGTTTCGAAATCAAAAACGCAAAAGAATCAGTCGCAATTCTTTCTGGAATCTCTAAAACAGTTTCCTAATTAACGAGGCCTTTCGGGGCCTCTTTTTATTTTGAAAGGGGTGAGGCCGTAAATGGCTTTAAGTAAAGAAGATGTACAACGGTTGAACATGATCTCACCGGCTGCAAACGATTTAAAACTCGGAGAAATCATTCAAAGCCTATTACAATCCGAAGGTAGCGCAGAAATTCCCGACAAATCAATTACGAATGAAAAACTCGCTGACAATTCGGTTCTCAACCGCAATATCGGTGACGGCTCCGTACAAAACCGGAACATCGGAACGGGAAGCGTTCAGGAAAGTAACCTTGGCGCTAAAGCGGTGACTATGACGAAGCTAGGCGACGATGTTAAATCGGCCTTAGACGGAAAACTGACCGCAACAAAGGCGGCTGCACAAGCGAACAGCACCGCAGCAGATGTCGACGGTTTGAAGGCCGATTTTAACGCATTGCTTGCGAAACTTAAAACCGCGGGGCTGATGTCCTGATGGCGGAGTATAAGACGCTACCAAACTACGAATTTAACAGAGACGGCCTATATATCGTTTTTAACGGATACGGCGTATATAACACGAATGTTGAGAAGGAAATCGCAGCACTCGATAAGGCTGCGCCGTTCATTCAACGCGTGGATAAGCCGGCAGCAAAGCCGAAAACGAAAAAATAACGGAGGTGTGTCATGTGGCGGTAGAGGATCGACTACGAACGCGTTTAGAAGGGGTTGACGGCGTCACAGCGGACGATATCGCCGCATGGACTGCCGAAGCAGAGGACGAAAGCGGTCTGAAAGAAGGGGAAGACGATACGGCTCTTCTTTATATGGCGTTAGCGGTCGCATACGAGACGCTCGCAACAAGGGCCGCCCAATATTTCGTATACAAAGACGGCGATGAGATGGTCGACAAGTCTCGCCTGTATAACAATTACATGCGGCTCGCCTTGAACGCGCGCAGAAACTATCGTAAAACGTTGCGGGCAAGAAGAGGCGCCGGGCAGTCGCACGCAGGGCGGGCTGACTTGCGATGACGAACCAGGAAAAACTGAATCGTTTGCTCGATGAGCTGGCGAATGAGTATTTAAAATTCAATGCAAAGCAGCAGCAACTCGCGATCACAGAAATCGACCGTGTTCGTCTTGAAATATCGGATCTACTTGCCGACTTCAGCGGAAACGACGGAATTATTAAAAGGCAGCGTTTAAACCGGTTGCTCCGCGAGCTAGATACGATTGAAAAAGCCGTCCGTAAAAACGGAATGGATGCGTTAGACAAGACGATAACGGATGCGACGGAATTCACCACGGAAAGAATCAAATCCGCAATGGAGGAGACGTTGGGGAAGGCGGCCATCGCAGGCATCGCTTTTGATCGCGTAAATCAAAACGTTTTTCGTTACGTTGTTAATCGCGAAGAAAAAGACGGGCTCATTCTGTCGGACCGAGTATGGCGCTTTGCGGGAGATCAACGGGATGAATTATCGAAAGTCCTTCGCTCTGCAATACTGCGCGGCGAGTCCGTAAACCAGATGATCGCAGACGTTCGTCAGGTATACGAAAATGATACGTGGAAAATTAAGCGGCTAGTTGTGACGGAGGGGAACATGGCCTATCGGACTGCGACCGTCTATAGCGCCCAGCAAAGCGACTTAGTCGAAGCTGTTCAGATATTTCGCGGTAAGGCTAACCGACCTGAACATAGATGCACGCAGCTTGAAAAGCTAAACCGTTACGGAATGGGTCCCGGAATATATAAGCTATCGGATCCGGAAGTTTTCAATCCCCATCCGAATTGTACGTCGCATTTAAATTATGTTTTAACGGAAAAGGCGGTGAGAGACGATGTTGAGTGAATCTGATCGCCGATGGATCAAGGGCAATCGAAAGGAAATCGTTGAGGGTCGTACCGATAAAATAACGCTGCTTAAAACGGTGCGTGACGGAAAAGATCCGATCACCGGCGAACCGATCGAAAAACAGGTACCGATTGAGGTCGACGCGATCTGGAAAGATTACTCGACGGTTTCGAATACGGACCGATCGGTTATCGGAGGCGTTGAGTTGCAGAAAGGAGACGTTAAGATAACGTTCTCTATCGACGTCGACTTGACCGACGTTAACCAAGCGTACAAAACGGATGGCGACATTTACGAAATTCTAACAACCGATGAAAAGGGACTCGGATTGCTTAACCGGTCCGAATGTCTCGCGAGGAAGGTGACGTAATGGGATTTTACGTAAGAGTGAGCGGGCTTGCCGATCTCGCTAAACTTTCCGCATCTACGGCCGTTCTCAAGCAATCGTTAAATAACGATGTCGAACGAAACGTGCGTCAAATGGCTAACGATGGAGCGAATAATGCGCCGAAGAAAACCGGGAGGCTTGCAAACTCTATCGCAGCTTCTCCGCATAGGGAAGGCGACATGTCGTGGAGCTTCGGATCCGATGTCGAGTATGCTCGGCGACAGGAATTCGAGCACGCTACGAAAAAGGCTTTCCTTCGCAATGCGCTTTGGAGTAACGAAAAGAATCTCGAAAATGATATCAACGAATCGATAAAGCAGTTGGGACGGTGATCGTATGCAAGTAGATATACAGCATTCAATACGTACCCATCTTGCGGAAAAGACCGGCCTATCCGTCGTCTGGATATTCGACGGGGTTAAGTATCCGGATGAAAAGCCGTTCCTTACAATCGAGCAGCTACCGAATAGTACGTCGGTCATTTCCAAACGAAGAGAAGCGGTTCAGACAATTTATCGATTTCAGGTCGGTGTGTTTGCGAGTTCAAACTTCGAGAGAGGCGTTTTGCAGGAGAAAGTAAAGCGAATTTTTATGTTCGATCAAATTGAATTACTCAGTGCTGAAGAACCGGGCAAATCGCTCGGTTTTTTTGATGCGCTCGTAACCGATGAGACGCCTATGTCAGCTGAGGATTTAAGCGATAAAACAACGTACCACAGGCTTTATTTTGACGTTGAGGTAAACATGACTTACGGAAAACAAGGGGGAAAATAAATGGGAATCGAGTACCGCGGTGAGGAATTTATCTACGCAGTAGTAACGAAAAGCGGCTTGCTCAGGCCGTTTAACCAAACGGACGGATCGACAAGTATCTCAGCGGATACAATCGATCTGGATACAAAAGACAAGACCGGATCTGATTACGGAAAGGTTACGCAAGAGCTTTCGCTTGAGGGTGTTATCACAGAGGGAGACGTCTTCGTAGATGAAGTCGAAGAGGCTATGTGGAGTAAAAAATTCGTTGAAATCTACGAAATTAATACACGGACTAAAGCTGCGAAGAAAGGTAACTACATGCTTTCTTCTTTCGAGAAAACTTACTCAAACGGCGACTTCGCGACTTACTCACTCGGAGCAAATCTAAACGGAAAACTGACGAAAGAGACGCTAACCGAAGTACCGGACGGAGCGCCTAACTCAGAAGAGCCGACCACTCCCTGATGCGCCCCAAAATCTACGGTATACAGCTACCATGGATAGTGTAACCGTCAATTGGGATGCCGTAGAAGGGGCGACTTCATACAAGGTATATAGGGGAGCGGAAAAAGTTTTCTATAAAGAAGTTACTGACACTTCTTGTACGCTTACCGGAATCTCTCCTAACACTAAACTCACAGTAAATGTAACGGCTGTGAACGAGGCGGGAGAATCGCCAACGAGTCAGATCGAAACATACACAGAACCAGACACAAGCGGATCATAAATCAAGATTAAAATATTCGGAGCGTCCTTTGCGGGCGCTCTTTTTATAGGGGGATTTTAATATGGCGAATTTTGAAATCGAGGGCAAAGAGTACGAATTAAAGCTAACGTTCGAAAGCATTAAGTATCTCAACAAGGTATGTCCTGGAGGATCTCTTGAGCTAGTCGGTAAGGCAATGACGGGGGATCTTGAGGTATTCGCACACGTTATTCACGCCGGCCTTTTCCATGCAGGCAAAAACTTCTCCTTTGCGGAGATTGAAGCTATTCTCGAAAAAGCGATTGAAGAGGAAAAACTCGATCTTGAGTACGTCCTAAAGGTTTCAAAAGAGGTAGTAGTCGATAGTTTTTTCTTCAAGAAGATCGTCAAGAAACTGATGAAAGACAATCCGGAAGCACTGGAACAACTGGAAAACTTTCTGAAGTAGAACAAGCAATATTTTCCGGCTGGCGTTACCTTCAGATGAAGCCCGAAGATGTATACGCCCTCACGCCGCGAGAATTTCACATACTTATTCAGGCGCAAAACGAACGCAATGAGGACGAATTCGAACGAAAAGCAATCGAGGCTATCATTCGCGAAAAAGCCCACCGAGAGAAGAAGCCGAAGCCATCCGATTTGTATAAACGTGCCTCGGTGGATTCTCCTAAGAAGAAAACAGTCGAAGAGATGGCGGAACAGGCTAAGCATACCGCGGAGTGGCTTAGCCAATTCGACATTGCCAGAAAGGAGGTTAACGAGTGAGCGATCGCAATATACGCTTTACTATTACGGCGGTTGACCGGTTTTCGTCTACGATGTCGCGGCTCGGGACTTCGATGGCGTCGATCCGTGCATCTACTTCACTTATGTCTAACGCGATGACGACGTCCTCGACGAGAATGTCTTCGTCAATGACCGGTGTTGCGGGTGCGGCGGCAGTCGCTTCGGAAGGGCTGACGAGAACAAGTCGGTCGGCACGGACAGCCAGCCGTTCCGGACAATCGGTTATGGAATCGATGAATAAGGCAAGCGGGGCATTAACTTCGACCGGTACAGCTGTCTCGGTTGCAGGCGCTGCTATGACGTTGGGATTCGGCAAGATGGTTCAGACAACCGCGGACTTCGAATCGGCAATGAGCCGGGTTGGGGCGTTAAGTGGTGCGACCGGAAAGCAGCTCGAATCTATGACGCAGACAGCGGAACATCTCGGAGCGACTACCGCATTTACAGCGACTCAGGCTGCCGAAGGGATGCAGTTTCTCGCGATGGCCGGCTATAAGACGAATGAAATTATCGCAGCTATGCCGGGTCTATTGGCGACAGCGGCTGCCGGTCAGACTGACCTCGCTACGACAGCGGATATCACGTCGAATATCCTATCTGGATTCGGATTGCAGGCGAAAGAGACGGCCAGAGTTGCGGATGTGTTAACGAAGACGTTTACGAACTCTAATACGGACTTAGAGATGCTCGGCTATACGATGAAATACGTTGCGCCGATTGCACACGCGTCGGGGCAGTCGCTTGAATCCGTAGCGGCTGCGGCCGGATTGCTCGGAAACGCCGGTATTCAGGGAACGCAGGCCGGTACGTCACTTCGTCGGATGTTGACGCGTTTAGCTGGACCGCCGAAAGCCGCACGAGAAGAACTCCACGATCTAGGCGTCACGGTAGAAGATGCGAAAGGTAACATGAAGCCATTGGCGCAAATTATCGGAGAATTGGCGGAAGCAACGAAGGACATGGGCGAGGCCGATCGTCTCGCAGCCATTTCGAGAATTTCTGGAGTCGAAGCATCATCAGCTATGTTGGCATTAATGGATGCCGGACAAGGGAAGATCGAAGCATTTACGAAAGAACTCGAAAACAGCGGCGGGACTGCGGAGGAAATCGCGAAGAAGCAATTAGAAAACCTCAAGGGCCAACTCACGTACTTGAAATCTGCGCTAGAAGGTGCGGCAATCGCAATCGGAACTGCGTTGCTGCCTGCGCTGAAGGTTATTGTAAAGGCGCTTCAATTCCTTGTGGATACGTTCAACTCGCTCCCGCAGCCGGTTAAG